TAGATAGTTCAGTATTAAGTTCTGACCTTTCAATATCTTCAGATACTATTTTTGTATCTTCGACTAAAGGTTTCCCAAATTCATATGGTTTGATTAAAATAGATGATGAAATTATCACATACACGGGAATAACAACAAATTCTTTTACTGGATGTGTTCGTGGATTTAGTGGAATTACAAAATATCAGTCAGATTTAGACCAAGAAGAGTTAGTCTTTGAAGAAAGTTCTGCAGATTCTCATATATCTGGAACTTTAGTAGAAAATTTAAGCGCACTATTTCTCAAAGAATTTTATAAAAAATTCAAATATACCTTCACTCCAGGTTTAGAAGATTACAACTTTGTAAGTGATCTGAATGTTGGTAATTTTATCAAAGAAATAAGATCTTTTTATCAATCCAAAGGGTCTGCAGAATCTTTTAGAATATTATTTAATGTTTTATTTGGAGAAACGCCCCAAATTATAGATTTGGAAAATTTCTTATTAAAGCCATCTTTTTCTGAATATATTCGTAGACAAGTAATTATTGTAGAGTCCTTATCTGGGGACCCTTCAAAATTAGTAGGTCAATTTATTCAAAAAATTAGTGATCCATCTACCATAGCTTCTGTTTCTGAGGTAGAAATTTTTACTAGAAATAATAAAGTTTTTTATAAAATCTTTTTATTTTTGGGTAATGATGAATCTTCACCCAAAATACTAGGTAATTTTAATAATACTCCATCATCTAAAATTGTAGATAAAGTATCAATAGGATCTTCAGTAATTACGGTCGATTCTACAATTGGATTCCCAGACTCGGGAGTTATCAATTGTGGTGAAAATACTGTCACATATCAAAATAAAAATATCAATCAATTTTTAGATTGCACAGGTATAACTGAAGAATGTATTCCATCTCAATTGGTTTCCCTAATTACAGAAACTTATATTGGGTATGAAAATGGAGATACTTCTAGACCTGTAGAATTTAGAATACTTAATGTTATATCGAAGTTCGTTTCAACTAACTCTACAGTATACTCTTTACCCAACGAAAAAATTGGAATAAAGTCAGTTGGGCGTTTAATTTCCAACCCATTAACTGATGATGGTCAAAAATCAAAATTAGAAATATTTGCAAATAGTTGGATTTATAATACTAGTAGCAGATATGAAATTGAGGAGATTTTACCCAATGGATCTAGTATTATTCTAAAAAATGATCAAATAGATAAATCTAGTTTAAAAGAAAGTGATGAGATTGAGATATTGAAGAGAGGAACACAACAGGTATTAGATTCCACCTTTGATATTATCGTAGATAATATTACTATACAAGATAAAAAATTAGATCTAACTGTAGATATCACAACACTCCCAGAATACTCATCAAATTCTTCTTATGATATTAGAAGAAAAATCAAAAAAGCATCTAGTTCTAATATTCCCATTAAGTACGGAAATAATCAAATAATTTCTGATGTTCAAAATTTATACACCGAGAATGATACCTTTGCCTATGTTGCATCAAATTCCTTACCATCAGAATATGAAATTAGTGTTGGCATTAATGAAATTATTATACAGGAAGCATCATTAGAGCAATCTACAATAGACCCAGCATCAAAAAATTCTGAAAATAGATATTCTATCTTATCTTTTCAAAATTCATTACCATACTCACTGGTTGATGGATCTAAAGTAGAATATTTTGCAGAAAATGATACTATACCAGGATTATCTGAGGGAGATTATTTTATTGAAATAGTTAATACTAATAGAAATAAAATAAAACTCTATAAATCTAGATCTATAATTGGTACTGATAAATTTGAAACATTTTTACCACTAGGTCCAGGAACTGGACAGCATAGATTCATATTAAAAGATCAAAGTAGTGGAATAATTGAAGGATCAAAATCTCTTAAAAAATTTCCATTATCTCCCAATTTGAGTAATGTTGGTAAAGAAACATCTCCAGGGACAACGGGGATGTTGATTAATGGTGTTGAAATTTTAAATTACAAATCTGATGATAAAATTTATTATGGTCCACTTAAAAATGTTTTTATTAATAACTCTGGACGAGATTATGATGTAATCAATCCACCCCAAATAGATATTAGTTCAGAAACTGGATCTGGTGCCAAAATTCAACCAGTTGTTTCTGGATCTATTACTAATATTTTCGTAGAACCACAAGAATTTGATATTAATTCGGTCGTTTCTATTGATGTTACTGGAGGAAACGGTGGGGGTTCCAGTTTAAGACCTATAATCTCCCTAAGAAGAAGGGAGTTAGAGTTTGATGCTAGACCAATTGATAATTTTGGAAATTTAGATGTCATCAATGATTATATTTCTTTTGATAGAGAGCATAATTTACAAAATGGAGAACCAATAGTTTACGATCCTGGTACTAATTCTCCTATTGGAATTGGATCATTTGGAGATCCATTAAATTTACCCACTGGAGAAAGTTTAATTTCTGGAGTTACGTATTATTCAAAAATTATCAATAGTAAAACAATATCTTTATATCCATCTTTATTGGATTATAATTCTGGTATTAATACAATAGGTTTTACTACTGCAAGTATATCTGGAATACATAAGTTTAAAACTACACCCAAAAAGACATTAACAAAAGTAGAAGTAGTAAGTTCTGGATCTGGTTATACAAATAGAAAATTAATTGTAAAAACCGCAGGAATATCATCAGTATCTTCTACGATAAATTTTGAAAACCACGGATTTTCTGATGGAGAATTAGTAAGATATAATTATGAAACTTCTAGCATCGTTGGATTATCTTCTTCGCTGTATTATTTTGTTTTAAAAATTGACAATAATTCCTTTAGATTGTCTGATGCTGGAACCGATGGAACTAACCTAGTAAATTACCAAAGAAGAAGATATGCATCCTTAGAAAGTTCTGGGTCTGGATATCAATATTTTTCTTATCCAGAAATAAATGTGAATGTCCAATTTACTAATGTTGGTGTTGGGACAACTACATTTACGGAAACTATCCAGGCAATACCAGAAGTAAGGGGAAGTATTATCGGCGCCTATCTATATGAAACTGGATCTAATTATGGATCAGAAATTTTAAATCTACATAAAAAACCCAATATTGTTATTAAAAATGGAAAAAATGCTCAACTGGATCCAATTGTAGTAAACGGTAGAATAGATAGAGTAAATGTTCTTTATGGTGGTATTGAATATTATTCAACACCAACTATATCTGTTTCTGGATCTGGATCAGGAGCAGTATTGAGACCAGTAATCGTAAATAATAAAATTAGAAGTGTAATTGTAGAAAATTCTGGTATTGGATATGATAATAAAACCAAATTAACTGTAATATCTGCTGGATCTAATGCTGTTATTGATGTAGAAGTTAGAAATCTTACAGTAAATAATTACGTAAAATATGGTGGAGAGGCATTAGTACAAAGTTCTAGAGACCAATCATCATTAAAATATTCAGTATGTGGTTATGAAAATGCGATAAGATCTATATTCAATGATACAAATCCCAATACACACTCACCTATTATTGGGTGGGCATACGATGGGAATCCAATTTATGGTTCATATGGATATAGTGACGCGGAGAATCCAACAAATGTAAAAAATCTTGTTAGTGGATATACTTTAGATACGAATAATATAACAAATAGACCTTCTACAACTAAATTTATTCCTGGTTTCTTTGTAGAAGATTATAAATTTACTAATTCTGGAGATTTAGATGAGTCTAATGGAAGATTTGCTATAACTCCACAGTTTCCTAATGGAACCTACGCTTATTTTGTTGGTTCTTCGTTAGTAGCATCTGTCCTAAAACCATCTTTTCCATATTTTATCGGAGATTTTTACAAATCCGAATATCCAGAAGAAAATAATTTCTTAAATCAGACATTTGATTTTAATTCTTCAAAATTAATTAGGAATACATTCCCATATAAATTGGGACAAAAATATGCATATAACGATTTTATTATAGATTCAACAAATCTTACCAGTCAAAGATCTACTATTGAATCTGTATCTAGTGGAAAAGTAGATTCTATTGAAATATTAGATTCTGGAACTGATTATAAAGTTGGCGATTCTATTATTTTCTCCACTTCTAATGGGGATAGACTAGATGCGAAGGTTTCATCTGTTGTCGGTAAAGGAATTACTTCATTAGATACAAGTATCGATTCATATTCAAATGCACTAGTATTTTGGGAAAGACCAGGAATTCTTAAAATTAATATTAAACCATCACATAGATTGAGAGATGGTGAAGATGTTCTCATCTCTTCAGTATCTAACAATAATAACAAAATAAATGGGTACTATAAAATAGGGGTAACTTCTGCAATTACATCCATTGCATCTTCAATACCATCCACACCTACAGTTGGATTAGTTACTGACATTTATTTAACGAGTATACCATCTTCTGAAATAATTTCAATCGGAAGTAGTATTAGTATTAATGCTGAAATTTTTACAGTATTAAATATTTTCCAAAATGAAAATATTCTTAGAGTTAGGAGAAGTTCAACTGGAGTCGCACATAGTATTGGTAATCTATTATATTTTACTCCAGATTCATTTACTATTCAACAAAATATTCCTTATTTTGAATCTACTGGAAATGTAACAGTATATTTCAATCCAAAAGAGTCTATTGGTATTGGAACTACTAGTGGAGTAGGAAATAATGTTGAATATTCACTTGGAATTAATAAAAAAAATATATCTGTCCCAAATCAATCTATTTTTATTCCAAATCATCCGTTTAAGACAAATCAAGAAGTATCATTCAAAATACCAACATCAGGTAACTTGATAGGTGTAGCTACAACTTCTGGATCTACACCATTCAATATTCCATCTTCTGGATCAGAGCAAAAATTATATATCATCAATAAATCCAAAGATTTTATTGGATTAGTTACTCAAATTGGACTTACTACTACATCAGACGGTCTATTCTTCACTAGCTTTACTCCAAATGGAGATAATAGGGATTTTCAATATTCACTAGAAACAACATTTAGTCCAGTAACTGCTAAAGTTGAAAAAAGAATCTCTACTATTGAAACAATCGAAGAACATAATTTAACTAATGGTGATGAAATAACACTCACTGTAAAATCCAATAAGAATATTGGAATAGGAACTTCCACTTCCATTAAAGTTGTATATGAAGAATCTATAGAATCTTTAATTATCAATCCTATAGGATTTAGTTCCTCGGGAATCAATACGACAACAAATATTATAACAATTCCAAATCATAATTTAAGTAGTGGGGATAAAGTTTTCTATTCAGCAAATACTGTAGCATCTGGATTAAGCACTGGTTCTTATTTTGTTTATAGAATTGATGATGATAAAATTATGTTGTCTGAAACTAAATCTAACTTGGATTTAAATCCTGCAGTTTTAGTTGATATTTTAGATAGTGGTGGAAGCTCTCAAACGATTTCTTTGATTAATCCTCAAATACAAGTTATTAAAAATAATAATTTAGTATTTGACGTAACAGATTCATCCTTATTGGGGTATGATTTTGGATTATTCTATGATAAGAATTTGACTAGTGAATTTGTATCAACTGGATCTACATCTATATTTTCTACAGAGTTAACTGGAGAAGTTGGAATTGGTACAACATCAAGATTTATTCTCAATTATTCTGATAATTTACCAGATATTTTATATTATACAATTACTAAAAATGGAGATTCAATTACAACAGATTCGGAAGTTCCATTAAAAACTGAAATAGTTTTTGTTGATAGTAAATATTCAAGAACTCATAAAATTTCAGGAGTTACCAGTACATCCTTCGATATAATTCTTACCGATATTCCAGAATCTATTGATTATGATCAGCAAGATTGTGATGTGTTAGAGTACCAGACAACTTCAAAATCTGCACTTGGCGGAATTTCAAAGTTGGACATAAGTTCTTCTAAAAATTATTCAACCATTCCATTTTTCTCAGAATCTATAACAGAAAATGGATCTGGAGCATCATTTATAGCAAATTCAAATTCAATTGGAAAAATTCAACAAGTCAATATATCCAACCAGGGTATTGAATATGCTATTGATAAAACTATTAGACCTCTAGCAGATGTATCATTAGAAATTTTACTGGAGTCTTCAAATACAATATCTGATATAGAAATAATTAATGGTGGTAAAAATTATATCACACCACCAAATCTGATTATCTTTGATGATTTTAATAATGAAGTTATCAACTCTGGGTTATTCAATGCTAAATTATCTGGATCGACAGTTTCGTCTATAGAAATTGTCGATTCACCTAAAGGTCTGCCATCTGGAGATGTGAGACTAGTATCTGTAAACAATACAAATGGTGTAAGTATTACTAGTGTTGAGAGTTCTTCATCTGGAATTGTAACTTGTACAATAACAACGCCTCTTTCTGGATTTAGTGCTTCACCATTTCCAATTGGAAGTAAAATATATGTCGAAGGTATAGAAAAAAATAGTTTGGATGGATCTGGATTTAATTCTTCGGATTATGGATATCAATTCTTTACTGTAACAAATTATACACCCTCAATTCCAGCAAAAGTAACCTTTGATTTATCAGAGTTTAGTCTAAATGTTGGCGTTGCTAAAACAATACAAGATTCATTCTCATCTATAATAAGTAGTCTTAATTATCCAGATTTTAATTTAGTTTTATCAAATTCACCCTTTATAAAAGGTGAAAGATTAATAACAAAATTTGGAGATCAAGAATTTTTACAGAGAGATTTATTTGTAGAAAATACAACAAATACATCCATTAAAGTTTCTGGACAATATAAATTATCTATTGGAGAAGTTGTAAAAGGATCTGTATCCAGATATGAAGGGAGGGTTTATGAGATCAGAGAAGATGATGCTGAATTTGAAATTGATTATTCTACCGAGCAAACATATGGGTGGACAGATCAAACTGGATTTTTAAATAATGATATCCAAGTCTTATCGGATAATGATTATCACCAAAATTTATCCTATACTATCAAGAGTAAAATAACTTTTGATGAATTAATAACACCAGTCAATAGTCTTGTTCACTCTTCTGGATTGAAAAATTTTGCAGATACTCAAATTTTTAGCTCAAATCTAACATCATCTTTAGTATCAACGGTTGATGAAACTGATTTGATTATCGATAATATATCCGAAAATAGAGTAGACGCTATTAATAACTATGACCAATCTATAGATTTAAATATATTCAACAATACATCTAAACTAATTAAACTAAAAAATAAAAAACTTTCTAATTATCTAGCATCTAAAACTAATCGTGTATTGAAAATAGACGATATTTCTGGATTATTCTCCAACAAAGAATCCATAAATCTAGACTTTGATGTAGAAAGCTTTACTATTTTAGATGATATAGAATCTTCGAGTACTTATAATTCTTATTTTATACAAGTTAATGAACTAGCAACTAACAATGTTGAAATTCATGAAGTTGTAGTTTTGAATGATGATAAAAATATTTTTTCATTGAAGAGAAATTATCTTTCAAATGGCGATTTTGATACATTATCTGAAATAAATTCTTTCCAGGATGAATTTGGAGTATATAGTCTTAGATTTTTACCAACAGATCCATTTAACAATAGTTTTTCGATTAAAATATTATCTCAAAATTTCAATGGATTTTCGGTTGGTTATGGAGTATCATCCGTAGGATTTGTAGATCTCATATCATCGAATAAAGTTCTTAATACTGGAGTTTCAAGTACATCAATATATGATTTAGATTCCTCTTCTTACACTGCAGTACATTCTATAGTTCAAGTTCTAGATGATGTAACGAAAGATATCAATTATGTGGAGCTTTATATTGTCCATGATGGGATCAATACCTATCAAAGTGAATTTTTCTTCAATAATACATCAAATAGTCTTTCAATCACAGGATTTGGTACGTTTAGATCTTATCTTGCTGGTGGATTACTTAAGTTAGATTATATAAAACCAAATGGCAATAAGTATACTATAAGATCAAAAAATGTAGGATTTGCCCAAACATCCATTGGTATTGGGACGTATAGATTCCTTTCTGCTGGAGAAGTTCCTGGAACAGAAAAAACCCTAGTATACAGTTCTGATTATGCTACAACTGTAGGGTCTTCATCGACTACTTATGCTTCATTCGATTCGAGCAGATTTTCAACATTCAAGGGAATGGTTGAAATTATTGCCCCTGGTAAAAATTCTTTACATCAAGTCATTACTCTGAATAATTATTCAGAACTCCAATCTTATACAATGCAATCTCCCACAGTTTCTGTCGGTGCAACATCAGGAATAGGATCTTTTGGTGCAAAATATTCTGGAGGTAATATTGACTTAGTATTTTATCCAGACCCTTCTATTACTGGAATAGTAACAGTCAAAGCATTTACTCTGGGAATGTATCTCGAATCAGACCCTGTTAATATTCCACCAGATTTAGTATATGGTGCGGTTTCCGAGAAATTGAATGTTGTAACATATTTTGGCATCAATGATGAAAACTTTAATAATTTAGTTTTCCCATTGAATTATAATAACGTTCCTATTTTTGAAAAAACTTTCAATCCATCCGATTTTTCTGTAGTTGATTTAGAAACTGGAGTAATTAGAGTTCCAGACCACTTTTTCAATACTGGTGAAGAACTAATTTATAAACCATTCTCAACCTTTGGTGGATCATTACCAATTGCACTTGGAATTGGTGCAACCTTAAATTCTGTTGGCGTTGTAACTAATATTCTACCATCAACAGTTTATCCTATAAAAATTACAAAGGATACGATTAAATTATCAACAAGAAAAGAATATGCTTTGTCTGGCATTGCGGTGACATTCACTAATAGAGGATCTGGAAATGCCCATAAACTAGAAATGACCAAAAAGAATACAAAGGCAGTTATTTCTATTGACGATTTAGTACAATCTCCAATTGCATATACTGGAATAGCACATAGTTTATTTGATAATGGTGGATCAGTAGGATCGGCAACTACCTACATTTCTTTATCTGGAATATCTTCAGTTCTTTCTGACGATTTATTGAAAATAGATGAAGAATTTGTAAGAGTTATAAATGTTGGACTTGGTACTACATCACAGGGTCCTATTACGGATGATGGAGATTTTAATTTAGTTGAAGTTCGTAGAGCGTTTGTGGGATCTTCCGCAACTAGCCACACTGACGGAACAACTGCAATAGTTTATAAAGGATCATATAATATTGTTGGTAGTGACATATACTTTACTCAAGCACCAAAAGGAAATTTTGGAGAAACTATAGGTTCTTCAAATATTGAAGATCCTCAATCGGAGTTTAGTGGTAGAGTATTTTTAAGACAAGATTATACTACTAACCAAATTTTTGATAATATATCCCCACAATTTACTGGATTAGATCAATTATATCCACTAACAGTTTCTGGTTTGAATACTACTGGTCTAGGCACAACAGGAGGAAGTGGAATAATATTGTTGAATAGTATATTCCAATCCCCATCTGCACCAAATAATACGAATAATAATTATGAAATCGTTGAAAATACTGTATCAGGAATAACTAGTGTAAGATTTACTGGAATTACTTCAGTTGGTGGTTCTATCATTATTTCTAATGCTGATGTAAATCAAAATCAACTTCCAAGGGGTGGTTTGATTGTATCTTTAGGTTCTACTAATGGTTTAGGATTTGCACCATTAGTCGGAGCATCTGTGACTGCAGTTGTTTCTGGAGGATCTATCACTGCTGTTGGTGTTGGAACAACAGACTATAATGGATCTGGATATAATGGATTAGTTTCAATTGGAGTATCTGTGTATGAAGCGGGTCACACTGGGTCACAAGCCTCTGTATCCGCTTTGGTTGGTGCTGGTGGATCACTATCATTTATCGTCAATTCTGGGGGAACTGGGTACACAAATCCCCAAATCTTTGTGGGACCTCCATCTTATGAAAATCTAGAGGTTGTAGGGGTTTCTAGACTTGGTATAGGATCAACAACACAAACTGGAACTGGTTTATTAGTTACCTTAGAGGTCGGTGCTAGTTCTGCAACGGGAATTGGATCTACCTTGTTTGAAGTAACATCATTCAAGGTCTCTAGACAGGGGTATGGGTTTAGAAAAGGTGATGTTATTAGACCAATTGGATTGGTGACTGCAAGAGGATATGCTAATCCAATACTTCCATTTGAACTGACTGTAACTGAGGTATTCAATGATGATTTTGCATCATGGCAATTTGGAGAATTTAATTACATTGATAGTATAAAAAATCTACAAGACAACGTAAGAGTTAGATTCCCCCTAAATTTTGATGGAGAACTACTTTCTTTTGAAAAGGACACCAAAGATCCAGACTCTCAATTAATTGATTTTAGCCCTCTACTATTGATTTTTGTCAATGGAGTTCTACAAAAACCAGACATTGATTACATATTTGAAGGTGGTTCTACTTTTAGTTTTTCGAGTCCACCTAAACCAGAAGATAATATTTCAATTTTCTTCTACTTGGGAACTTCTGGACAAGATAGTGCTTTAGTTGAGGCAGACGCAACAATAAAAGAAGGAGATCAAGTACAATTATTTAAATCAAATCAAAACCTAGATGAAACGGTAACACAAAATAGAAGAACTGTTACTTTATTGAAATCATCAGACATATTAGAAACTAATTCATATTCTGGTGTGGGTGTAGATGACTTGAATTACAAACCATTAACTTGGTACAAACAAAAAGCAGATATTAAGATTAATAATACTATAGTTTATAAAACTAGAGACTCTTTGGAGACAACTCTCTATCCATCTGCAAGAATACTAAAAAATGTAAATTCAAATTCTTCTGAAATATATCTAGATACAGTTGATTTATTTGATTATGAGGATATTGGATTATCTGAAAGTATTGGAGCAATCATTGTAGATGATTCTAAATCTCTAATCCCAGGAAAAATAACAGCAAGTGTTGGAATTGGTAGCACAGTTGTTCTGTCGATTGTTGAGAGTGGATCTGGATATGTTGGATCATCTCTAACAGTTATAATCGGATCTCCACCATTAGCAGGTTTTGGAACTAATAATATATCTACTGGTATAGGAACCACAGCAAATGCTCAGGCTGTTGTTTCTATAGTTGGAGGTTCATTAGGTACAATTAATGTGACTAATGGTGGATTTGGGTATGATCCAGAGAGACCTCCGAGTGTTCTTATTCCACCACCATCACCAATATATGATAATATTACAAATATTGAAAAAACAAATATCCTGGGAAATAAAGGTACTATTACTGGAATTTCTACAACTAAGGGAGTTGGAACTCCATTAGCAATAACTTTCACATTGAGTTCTGGATCTGGAATTTCTACTGGAGATGCTATCTACATTTACGATACAACAGTTGGTTCTGGCATAACATCAATTGATTTTAATAATAATGATGTTGTTGCAATTGGTACTCATTCTGTTGATAACGTCTACTATGTACACTTTGTAAATAATGCAGCAGGAATTATTACTTGTAATATTAGATCAACAACTTCTACTATTGGATTGAGTAGTACTGGAACAAATATTGGTAAATTCTCTTGGGGTAAAATAACAAATGTAACTAGATCTAATTCTGTTGCAATTGCAGTTACTGGAAAAACATCTTCTTCTGGGCTATCAACATACCCATCATTACAGAGAAGAGGATATGGTTTGAGAGATACTGGTGCGGTTTCAAAGGTTTTACCATAATGTAATATAAATATAGAAAAAAGTCCAACAATATGTCAGCAATTGTTACCGACCAATTTAGAATTTTAAATACAAATAATTTTATAGAATCGGTTGAAAATGCATCTAATTCTTATTATGTATTTTTAGGTCTTCCAAATCCAGCACCATCAACAATTGGATTTGGAAGAACTGGAACAACCTTAGATAACTATAATCAAAATCCACTAAACCCAACTGATAATTTTTCTTTCGAGAATCATTATAAAAATACTATGTTATTTGGTAAAAAAATAACTAGTTCTAATGTTCGTAGATTGATAAGAAGAGTTACTTGGACAAGAGGTGCTAGATATGAAATGTATAGGCATGATTATAGTGCAGATAATCTTTCCCCAATAACACAACAAGCACGTTTATATGATGCAAATTATTATGTTATAAATTCCGATTTTAGAGTTTATATATGCATTGATAATGGTTCTTCTGGAGACAATGTTCAGGGTAATGTTTCACAAGATGAACCGACTTTTATAGATTTAGAACCCACGAGAGCAGGAGAAAGTGGTGATGGTTACTTGTGGAAATACTTATTCACTGTTTCTCCGTCAGATATCATAAAATTTGATTCCACTGAATACATTGCAGTACCGAGTGATTGGTTTACTAGTACAGATCCATTAATTTCTTCAATAAGAGATAGTGGAAATTCAACAATAAATGAAAATCAAATTAAAAAAATCTATATTGAAAATAGAGGATCGGATTATTCTCCAGGACTCGGAAATGCCGTGGATATTTTAGGGGATGGTGACAACGGAACTGCAATTGTTGATGTAAATGATAGTGGAGAAATTATCGATGTTAGAGTTTCTTCTGGAGGAAAAAATTATAGTTATGCTTTGGTAGATCTTAGTATTTTGCAACCAGGAACTACAACTTTAGATAATCCTGCACATCTCATACCAATTATACCGCCATCTAAAGGGCACGGATTTGATCTTTATAAAGAACTTGGAACAGATAGAATATTGGTTTATGCTAGATTTGATGATTCTACTAAAGATTTTCCAATAGATACTAGTTTTGCTCAAATAGGAATAGTTAAAAATCCAACAGCATATAATTCTGATACAATTTTTACTGATAATGAATTTAGTTCTTTATATTCTATTAAGTTCTCATCGACATCTGGAACTCCACCTCAAATTGGCGATATTATAAGTCAATCTGTATCTGGAAATAAAACAGCTTTTGGATATGTGGCATCTTGGGATGATAAAACAAAGGTATTAAAATACTTCCAAGATCGTTCATTATACTATAATGATGTGACGTATGACCAGAGAGATTATGTCGGTATTAGCAGTGTTGGGCAGACTTTACCATTTGAATCATCAAGCAACCCAGTAACCTCTCCTGGTTTCTCTGGTAGTATTGATCAAGGATTTGATGAAAACTTTGTAACCATAGATAATGAAACTATATTCTTAGGTGTTACTTTTGATGGAGGTCTTGCCAATCCAGAGATAAATAAAGAGTCTGGAGATATAATTTATATTGATAATAGACCTTTGATTTCTAGAAACTTAAGGCAAAAAGAAGACGTTAAAATTATCCTGGAATTTTAAAAAATGGCTCAAAAAACAAATTTAAATGTAAATCCATATTTTGATGATTTTGATTCTACCAAGAATTTTTACAAAGTATTATTCAATCCAGGTAGACCAATTCAGGCAAGAGAATTAACTACATTACAGTCAGTTCTCCAAAATCAAATTGAGTCATTTGGCAGTCATATATTCAAAGAAGGTGCGATGGTCATACCAGGTGCACTCACTTTCGATTCGCAGTTTTATTCTGTAAAAATAAATTCGTCTAACTTTGGTATTCCAGTTCAACTTTATCTTGATCAATTTTTAGGAAAAAATATCGTAGGACAGACATCTGGTGTAACTGCAAATCTCGTTTTTATTGCATATCCAGATGGTAATGAAATACAAGATGTTACTCTTTACGTAAAATATATCGATTCTGATAATGATAACATTTTTAATCCATTTACTGCAGGCGAAGAATTATTTGCAAATGAAAATATTACGTATGGAAATACGACGATAAATTCTGGAACACCATTCGCAACTATAATAAATGATAATCCAACTTCTATTGGATCTGCAGTTTCTATAGATAATGGAATTTACTTTATACGTGGTAATTTTGTTAGGGTAGAAAAAGAGACAATACTTTTAGATCCTTATGGGAATTTACCAACTTACAGGATCGGTCTTACAGTTAGTGAAGAAATAGTAACAGCTAAAGACGATTCTTCTTTATATGATAATGCTAAAGGATTTAACAATTTTGCAGCTCCTGGCGCAGATAGATTTAAAATTTCAGTAAAGTTATCTAAAAAATCGATTGACGATTTAAATGATACTGACTTTGTTGAACTCATGAGAATTCAAGAAGGTCAAATTAAAAAAATCAATACTAAAACTGACTATTCGATCATCAGAGATTATTTGGCAAAAAGAACTTATGATGAATCTGGAGATTATGCAGTAGATCCTTATGAAGTAACATTAGGAAATTCATTAAATAATCGTTTAGGCAATAATGGATTTTTCTTTGAAAATGAAAAAACAGAACAAGGAAATACACCATCAGAAAATCTCTTATCTATAAAGATTTCTCCAGGAAAAGCTTATGTTAGAGGATATGATGTAGAAAGTCAAGGAACTACTATTTTAGATGTAGAAAAACCAAGAGATACACAATCAAACACATCTAACATCTCATTTGAGATGGGAAATAGAATTAGAATTAATAATTTTTACGGTGCACCAAAACAAAAAGCAGAAGTTTCTCTTTATCGTGGAAGACTAAGTGGGTCTTTTGCACCAACTCAAGAATTAATCGGAGTTGCAAGAATATACACATATAATCTTGTAGATGCTGCTTACAATGGACCATCTACTGAATGGGATGTATATCTTTATGATATTTTACTTTATACTACCCTTACTGTTTCCAGATCAGTAACTACAAATACCACATCCTTTATAAGAGGGAAGAGTAGTGGTGCAACTGGATTCGTTGTTTCTGGTGGAACAGGCACATCAGTTACTGTCAGACAAACAACAGGACAATTTATCGTAAATGAAGAAATTATAATAGATGATAATGAAAATAATACAAGAACTTTAACAGCAGTTCTTTCATATGGCACCGACGAAATAAAATCCCTATATCAAGCAATCAGTAGTGGATATCCAGTAGGTTTTGCTGCAGATTCAGTTCTAAATAGAACTCTTCTTCCAGAATTTACTTTAGGAGATACCGTAGGTATTACTAGTGGAGGAATAATTAGTAGTCCTGGTCGTATTTTTACAAATATTAAAGTTGATTCTATTATCAGATATCAAAATCCAGGTTTATCTACTGAAACATATAATAGAGTTTCTTCCGTAGACCCCAGTGGACTTTCAATAACAGTTGCAACAAGAATTTCAGTACCTGGAGTTTGTGTTGGAGATCTTCCAACATCAGATATAAATGTACCAATATTTTTGGGAAATGCTGAATTAAGTAGTCCAGAAAAATCTTCCTTATACAGCATATTACCCTCAACAAACGTTGCTTCAATTGATCTTAATGATTCTCAATTAATTGTATCAGAACAAATTACTTCACAGACTACAAATGGTTCTGGAGTATTAACATTTGATATATCTGTAACTGGAATTTCTAGTGCATTTTTTGAATCATTTGATGAAGATCGTTATTCTATTCATTATTCTGATGGATCTCAAGCAAGAATAACCTCCGATCAATTCACTACTACTGGAACAACAATCACAATTAATGGTCTTAGACCATCAGAAACAAATGTGATCGTAAACGTTACCGCGAGAAAAATTAATGTTCAAAGTAAAGTAAAAGAATATAAGAGGAGTGAAATTGTTTATATTTCAAAATCTAAAAATGTAGGTTCAGGAGTAACATCTAATGAAAGTTTGAATGATGGATTAACCTATAGCCCTTATTATGGAACAAGAGTTCAGGACGAATCTATCTGCCTAAACTATCCAGATGTATCTAGAGTTTTAGCAGTTTATGAATCTTATGGTATATCTAATCCAGTTTTAGATAAATTAATTTTCCTATCCACTGCTAATGTTGATGTGAATGCTATTGTTGGTGAGAATATAATTGGATCGGCAAGTGGAACAGTTGCTAGAGTGGTTGAAAAATTATCTTCAAATACTCTAAGTATTGTTTATTTAAATCCACAAAGATTCCAACCTAACGAATCTGTAATTTTTACCGAATCAAATATTAATACCAACATTTCTGAAATTATTTTAGGGCAATATATAGATCTCACAAATAATTTTAATTTAGATAAAGGTCAAAGAGATCAATACTTAGATTATTCCCGTATCAATAGAAATAGAAGCTCTATAACACCATCAAAACGTATTTTAGTTGTATTTGACAGATATCAAATACCATCAAACGATAACGGAGATGTATTTACTGTTTTAAGTTATGATGAGGAAAGATATCTTGAGGATATTCCAAATGTTGGAGCTAGACAAATAAGAGCTTCAGATATTTTAGATTTTAGACCTAGAGTATCGCCATTCACTAGTAGCACTTCTTCACCATTTGATTTTTCCCAAAGATCTTTTGTAGATGATCCAAAATATGTTATTGCACCAAATGAAAGTTCTGTAGTTGGATATTCATTCTATTTGGGGAGAGTTGATAGAGTTTATGTAGATAAATTTGGTTTTATTTCTGTAGAAAAAGGAGTTTCATCAATCAATCCAGAAGCTCCACCAAAACCAAAAGAAGTGATGAACATTGCAACTATATCACTTCCACCGTATCTATACAATACCGCAAATGCTTTGATTAATCTAACTGATAATCGAAGATATACTATGAGAGATATTGGTGGACTTGAAAATAGAATTCAAAGACTTGAAGAAACTACATCATTAAGTCTATTAGAACTGAGTACACAATCTCTTCAAATTCAAGATGCTCAAGGATTGAACAGATTTAAAACTGGATTTTTTGTAGACGACTTTGATAACGGGCAATTAGTCAATTTTGGAGTTGCTGAATGTGAGGTTGTCGATTCAGAATTAAAACCAATTACTGCCAGAAATAGCTTTAGATGTCAATTAGCACCATCTCTTTTCAGAACAGATAATGAGATAGATTTATCTGAAAATTATGATTTATTAGATCCTAATGTCAGAAAAACTGGGAGAACGGTAACACTAAACTATCGTGAAGTTGGTTGGATAGAACAACCAATAGCAACTAGAGTTGAAAATGTCAACCCATTCCACGTTGTGGAATATAATGGTACTGTTATACTTAATCCAAGTTCTGACACTTGGATTAGAACAGTTCAACTCCCAAATAATATTATTACTCAAACTACTTCTTTGGTACAAACTAGAGAACAAACTGTGATTCAAACAAGAAGAGTTAATTTGTGGTGGTGGTGGTTTGGTAGATCGAGATGGGGATGGTGGGGTTGGCCATGGTTCAGAAGAAGAGTACAATCTACTACTACGGTTGAAACTAGAGATTTAGGAAGTTTCACTACCGAAACAGAATCAAATGATTTAGTAGATACCATAAACGAAGAGTTTATGAGGTCTAGAAACGTTGAATTTAGAGCATCAAATTTAAAATCTAACACAAGATATTATCAATTTTTGGATGGAAACAGTGGTGTAGATTTTATTCCAAAACTTATTGAGATTGCCGCAGATGAAAATCTAACAACAAATGGATCTTCTAAAGCATTCATACCTGGAGAGACCGTAATAGGTAGAATGAGCAGCTCCACATCTTCATCACAAGCATCAATTTCGTTCAGAGTTGCAAATCAAAATCATAAAACTGGACCATTCAATAATCCAACAACAACATATGTTATAAATCCATATGATAGAACACAATCCCTATCATCAGAATATAGTATATCATCCAGTGTTTTAAACGTTGATACATTTTCTCTTGCAGAGGAAACTCAAGGAATTTTTGCTGGTAGAATTGAAATTGGAATGAGATTGGTTGGCCAAACAAGTGGAGCGGTTGCATATGTTAAGGATGTTAGATTGATTACTGACAACTTTGGATTTGTATCTGGATGTTTTTGGATTAGAGAACCTTTTGATACTCCCGCACCATCAGTAAGAATAACCACAGGTAATAAGACGTATAGGCTAAGTTCTGATTCGAATGATGCTAGAAACGCATTGGGTAGTAAATTGATTTCTAGTGCTGAAACTAATTTCAGATCTGAAGGAACTGTAAACTTTTTCTTAAGAACTATAACAAGAACCATAACACAAGTATCTGAAATTGTTACTACAACAACTGTAAGAAGGGTAAGACGTAGAGATCCATTGGCACAAACTTTTACAGTAGGGAGAGAAATCGATGCTCCTGGACAAAATGATTTTCAGGAAGATATAAACGGGGCATTTTTAACTGGTGTAGATCTTTATTTCAAATCTAAAGATAGTGGGTCAGCTCCATTGACTGTTGAAGTTCGTACTGTTCAATTAGGAACTCCAACTCTAGAAATATTAGGAACACCTGCAATATTGAGTCCAGATCAAATAAATGTTTCAGCAGATGCCACCGCTGCGACACGTGTAACTTTCGATTCTCCAATATTTTTACCGCCAGGAGAAGAATATGCAATTGTTTTAATTGCATCCGAAAGTGATCAGTATGAAGCTTGGATAGCGCAGATGGGAGAAGATTCTGTGAATGCAGCATCTCTACCAAATGCAGATCAAGCAAGATATACACAGCAGTTTGCAATTGGCAGCTTGTTCAAATCTCAAAATGGATCTATATGGACTGCTGATCAGTATCAAGATCTGAAGTTTAAACTTTATAAGGCAGAATTCACTTCAACTGAAGGGACAGCCTTCTTCTATAATCCAACACTTGACGTAGCAAACAACTTTATTGAGCCACTTGCATCAAACCCAATTACTACTTATCCTAAAGAATTAATAGTTGGAATTACAACAGCAACAGATCCACTAGTCGCTGCAGTATTGTCTCCTGGAAGAAAGGTAACGACAACTGGATATGGTGGTGGTGTTATTACTGGAACTGGTAGTTCTGTTACAACATTAACAGTGACTGGAGTTGGGACTAATTATGTTACTGATACTTCAGTAGATACTTATAGTATTACTGGTAGAGGTAGTGGATTAAAACTTAATATTACTGCTACAAATGGCGCTATAAGTGGAGTTTCTACTGTTCAACCAGGTAATGGATATGCTGTGGGTGATGTAGTTGGAATCGTAACTTCTTCAGTTTCTTCTAACACTGGATCTGGTGCTCTCTTTACAATATCTCAAATTTCTGGATTAGATACCTTATATCTTACAAATGTCCAAGGAGACTTTACTGTTGGTGCAGCATTGACTTATGTAACTTCAACTGGAACAAAAGTCTCATTAGGATCCACTCTTGTCAGAAGTTCAACAGAGGTTGGAGGAAGATCTACTGGAAAACACCTAAGAGTTAATCATTTTTATCATGGAATGTATGCCGAAAATAACCAGGTATCAATATCGGGTGTGGAACCAAACTCTGCACCAGTAAGAATAGAGTCTCCATTCTCTATCACAGATACTTCTATAAATGTTGCTATTGCCGATACTACTAATTTTGCACTATTTGAAGGATTGCCAGTAAATGCTAATAATCCAGGATACTTACTAATTGAAAATGAAATTGTTAAATATGAGGGAATTGGTGATGGAGTTATTAGTTCTATCACAAGAGGTCAAGATTCTACAATCCCAGTAAATTATTCTGTAGGGACATTGGTTTATAAGTATGAACTTGATGGAGTTTCATTGAGAAGAATTAATAAATCTCACGACATTAGTGATTATGATATCCAAGCAGATTCATATTACATTGAAATTGATAGAACTTCAAATGGGACAAGTAGAAATACTGATGGAACTATCCCAAATAGCCCACAATTGTCATTCACATCTGGTGGTACTTATGGTGGAATAAACGTAAGAGGATCTAAAAACATTCAATTTGATTCTATACAACCACTTTACACCATTATAACTCCAGCTCCAGTAACTAATGTTTCAGCATCTATCAGATCTGTAAGTGGAACTAGTATTAGTGGTTCGGAAGCATCATTCCAAGATTTAGGATTTGAGTCAGTTTTACTCAATCAAATGAATAAATTATCTTCAGTTAGAATGGTTTGCTCTAAAGTAAATGAGGATACATACTTAACTGCACTACCTAGAAATAAATCCTTCACAACAGGGATTACTTTATCCACAACAGATAAAAATATTTCTCCACAAATTATTTTAGATCAAGGTTCAACGGAATTTATGAGTTCTAGAATTAATAATCCAATAGTAGATTATACGAATGATTCGAGAGTTAATCAAATTTCTGGAGATCCCCATATAGCAAATTATTACAGTGATATAATTACCATTTCACAACCAGCAACCTCTATAAAAATACTGGCAACTGTATATCTACCATCTGGATCAGATATTAGAGCATTATATACTTTAGACCCAGCAAATACTTCTGGATCTGATGTAATATACAACTTATTCCCTGGATATGATAATCTTTCAGTCGATACAGATGGTGATGGTGTACCAAATAATATTATTAATCCTTCACTCAATAGTGGAAGACCTGATGTAAGAGTTCCTATCAGTTTGAGAGATGAATTTAGAGAGTATCAATTTACTGTAGATAATTTGGCACCATTTACAAACTATGCTGTTAAAATAGTATTCTCCTCAACAAATCAGGCAGACGTTCCCAGAATGCGTGATATTAGAATTCTTACCGTTAGATAATTTATGGCAAAGTTTATTCCTGTTACTGGACATCCAAACCTTTATAGAGACTCTGAAAGTGGTGCAATTATTAATTGCGATACTATGGGATATAATCAATATATTTCCACATTGAATAGGAGAGAATCTCAAAAGAAAGAGATTGATAATATGAAAAAGGATATTCAAGAAATAAAAAATTTACTACAACAACTTATTAACAATGGATCCTGAAGAAATAACTCTTACGAGTGTCAATAAACTATTCGAATATGAAAAGCATTCAAGATTCATTGATGAACTTGATACGGATGAATTGAGAAATTTTGCAAAAATATATTGCAAGTTATATCTTAAGCAGCAAGAAGTTGTTTCATCTTTTGGAATCTAGGAAGTATAAATATATTTTAGGTCCTGACATTTTATAAATGGCAGTTTATGTAAGTAATCTAGTAATAAACACTGGAACAACTTTTGAGCAGACTTTTACTTTAGAGGGTAGTGATTCTAGCACTCCTATTGATTTGACTGATTATACTTTTGAATCCCAGATGAGAAAACATCCTGGGAGTTCTTCAGCAACAGAATTTTCTGTAGTAATTATAAATCCACCAACTGCAGGGAGACTACTAATTGGATTGACTACATCTCAAACATATTCACTAAAACCAGGAAGATATGTTTATGACGTATTGGCAACGAATACTATAGAAAATAAAACATCTAGAGTTATTGAGGGGATGGTTCTAGTAAGAGAAGGAGTCACCAAGTAATGGCAGACATCAAAGTAAGAGTTGGACAACAAAATTCAATTAAAGTTGCTTCCTCTTTAGTAGGAACAATAAAACCTGGAAGTCTTGGTCTTAATGATTTGAAAGATGTGAATGCAGATCCAAACTTCTTATTGAATGGTATGGTTTTAGTTTATAATCAATCAGAAGAAAGGTGGGATGCAACATTGTCACTTACTCCTGGAAATACCCAGAATTTAGACATTAACGGAGGTAGCTTTTAATGGCTAGTATTATTAGAGTCAAAAGATCAACTGGAACTTCGGCGCCAGGTTCACTTCAATACGGTGAATTAGCCTACACAGTTGGTGTTGGTACTTTCGGAAATTCTGGAAGCAGGTTATTTATTGGTGATACTCTTCTTAACCCACTCATTGTTGGTGGTAAGTATTATACTGATCTTTTGGGAGTAGGTCCTGGACTGGTAGATGGTCAACAAAATCCAGGAACTGCTGCAAACGGTTTTGTTCCGATTTTAGATCAAAACAGAAAAGTAGACCAATGGAATGTTGATAATTTACGCTTAGACGGTAATACCTTATCATCACAAGATACCGATGGCGACATTGTATTAGATCCTAATGGGACTGGAGATATTCAGATACCTGATGACACTCCTTTAGTTTTCGGTACTAGTAAAGATACTAGTATTCATTATGATGAAGCTGGAAATGATAGATTAGAGGTAGAAGGTGCCGATTGGTATTTTGCTTCTGGCGTTTCGATTTATATTGATGACGATACCGCTTCAACAACAACAAATGATGGAGCTTTAGTTGTTGGTGGTGGTGTTGGAATAGGTTCTGACTTAAATGTTGGCCACAATGCAAGTATTGCCAACAATCTTACAGTAGGTGCAGTATCAGATGATGGTATTGCAAAAATAGATACCAATTCGCAACAATTAGATATTGCAGACACTGGTGCACTTAGAGGTTCTCTTTTTGCTTCAGCTTCTAATATTGTAATTGGTAATACTGTTGGTATTCTTACAATTCGTAATGCATTAGTTGATATTAATGGAGATTTAAACATTTCCGAAGGAGATCTGACTGCAGATCTTCCTTTGATGAATGTTTTTACAACCAATGTCACTCAGGCAAATGTTTTAACATCTGCTTATGACATTACAATTGGTGCTCAAAGTGGTGTTGCTACATTTAGAAATGCTGTTGTAGATTTAGATGGCGACTTAAATGTTGATGGTGGCGACATAACTTCAAATCAGACCTCATTTTATCTTCTCAATAATAATGTAACCACCGCTGAAATGTTTGGGTCTGCTACTAGTATCCTTTTGGGATCAACTAGTGGAAGTGTGACTATTAGAAATAGTTCCACAGAATTTAATAATGCTAGTGATGGATCATATGTTTCTATAGCGGCAACAACTGCAGCATCTTCAACAATTACTGGAGCTCTTAGAGTTGCTGGTGGAGTTGGTATTGCAAGTGATGTTTACGTTGGTGGAAGTTTATTCATCGACAATGATCTCGAAGTTGATGGAAACTTCAATATTGATGGAGGACTAGATGTTACTGGAGATTTCTCTGTAGATGGTGATGTCACACTAGGAAATTCTGCATCTGACTCAATTTATATTACTGGAATTACTACAGTAATTGGTGATATAAATCAAACTGGTGCATTTACAAACAATGGTGGTGCAGAAATAGATGACATTATTATCAGAAATAATGTAATTTCTACCAAACCAGGAAGTAGTGATACTCTCTATATCGATCCATATCCAGATGGATTGAGTAATGAAGGAACCGTTGTTATTAAGGGAGATTTGCAAGTTGATGGAACAACTACCAGTGTTAATTCAAATACTGTAACTATTGATGATCCTATTCTAGAACTTGGAAAGGTTTTTACCACAAGAACAGTAATGAGTCCTGTGGTTGTTGGTGTAAACACAATCAGATTAGATTCTGTAGTTGGTCTCAGTACAAATGATACTGTAACTGGATCAGCAAACTTATCACCAACTGGAATATCGACAATTACAGTTATTGATGAAGCGAATAAAATTATTACAATTCAAGATAATACAGTTGGTGGAATTAGCACTGGAACACAACTAACAATTCAAGCTTCATATGATACTAATACTGATAGGGGTATTTCTTTCAACTATAATACTAGTACAGGTGTAGCAAATAATAAGATTGGATTTTTTGGATATGTAGATTCGAATAGACGTTGGACTTATATTCCAGATGCAACTATTACTAATGCTGTTGTTTCTGGTGTAAAGGGAACTCTTGATGTTGGTGCTCTATTTTTAGATTGGGGTGTTTCTGGAATTAGTACAAGAGGGGTATCCTATTTCAATACTGATGGGAAACTAGTAAGCACAAATAGTCCAGAAATTGGTTACGCATCAACATCCAACTATATACTAACAACAAATGCATCTAATGTTCCAGTTTGGACTGACACATTAGATGGTGGAGAATTCTGATTTAGGAGGAAATTTAAATTATGCAAAATGATATTGATGTGAATGTTTTAGTTGGGGTTTATAATCAAAAAATCAATACAATTCTTAATCAAAATATTTTACTTGAAGCACAAATTCAATCTCTAACTAAGACGTTTGCCGAGGAGAAAAATATTCTCCTCAAAGCAAATCTTGAACTTCAACAAAAGTATGATGCACTTATTAGAGGAAATAAAAAACAACCAAAAGCAGAGACATCTACGTTTGAAGATGGAGGAACGGATTAGTGGCTCAACCTTCTAGCAGACAAGAACTTATAGATTACTGTCTAAGGCGTCTGGGTGCCCCTGTACTGGAGATCAACGTTGATGATGATCAAATAGACGATCTAGTGGATGATGCCCTACAGTACTTCCAGGAGCGCCATTTTGATGGTGTTGAAAGGATGTATTTGAAGTATCAAATGACCCAACAAGATATCGATAGAGGAAAGGGTCCTGGTATAACTTCAACAACAGCATCAAGTACAATTGCAGGAAATCCAACTAATTTTACTTTTTATGAGAATGCTAATTATATTCAAGTTCCCGACTCTGTAATAGGTATCGAAAAAGTTTGGAAGTTTGATACATCCACAATTTCTGGTGGAATGTTTAGCATCAAATATCAATTATTTCTGAATGATTTGTACTATTTTAATTCTGTTGAACTTTTACAATATTATATGACTAAAACTTATCTAGAAGATATTGATTTTCTTCTAACTACGGATAAGCAAATTAGATTCAATAAGAGACAAGGTAGAATGTATCTTGACATTGATTGGAAACAAGAAAAGCCAGGAAACTGGTTAATCATAGATTGTTATAGAGCACTAGATCCAAATAATTTTTCTAAAGTTTGGAATGATTCTTTTCTCAAGAGATATCTGACTGCACTAATCAAGAGACAGTGGGGACAAAATCTTATCAAGTTTAGAGGTGTAAAACTTCCTGGAGGAATTGAACTCAATGGTAGAGAGTTTTATGAAGATGCTCAAAGGGAATTAGATTCACTCAAGCAGATAATGGCCCTCGAACACGAACTCCCACCATACGACTTTATTGGATAATGGCTCTAAATCCTTTTTTCTTACAAGGTTCACCTGGAGAACAACGTTTAGTTCAAGAGCTCATCAATGAGCAATTGAAAATTTATGGTGTGGATGTAACTTACATACCTAGAAAATTTGTAAGAAAAGAAACTATTCTTGAAGAAATATCATCGTCAAAATTTGATGATAATTATGTGATAGAAGCATACATTTCTACATATGACGGTTTTGGTGGACAGGGCGATATACTCACAAAATTTGGAATGAGTTTGAGAGATGAGTTAGTTTTAATTATTTCAAGGGAAAGATTTGAAGACTTTATAACACCATTTCTCGGTGGTTTGGATGATGAAGAGATTGAATTAACAACAAGACCAAGAGAAGGTGACTTGATTTATTTTCCTCTTGGGCAAAGATTATTTGAAGTAAAATTTGTAGAACATGAGCAACCTTTTTACCAGTTAGGTAAAAATTATGTTTATGAATTAAGATGCGAACTCTTTGAATATGAAGATGAGGTTCTTGATACATCTATCGAAGAAATAGATACTCAACTTCAGGATCAGGGTCACATTTATACATTAGATCTAATAGGAGTTGGAAGAACTGCAACGGCATATGCTGTATGTTCCCCAATTCCTGGATATGTAAATCAATTTTTTATTAATGATGATGGATATGGATATATTTCCACACCAACAGTATCAATTCCACCACCAGAAGATATAACTGGTAGTGGTGCTTCAGCGATTGCAATCACAACTTCTATTGGTGGGGTACGCTCTATCAAAGACATTTTATTTGTTTCTGCTGGATATGGATACACCGTGGCACCAAACATTACACTATCAGGTGGTGGCGGCACTGGGGCAGCAGTAACATGCAATATAGGAATTGGTACATCTAGTGGTGTAATTGAGGTTGTCATTACTGACGCTGGGGTTGGATATACAATTCCCCCAAATGTAGTTATAGAATCTCCATTAGTTGGAGTAGCTGCTAGTGCAATTGCTGTGGTTGGATCTGGAACTACTATAAGAAATATTTACGTTACAAATACTGGAATTGGTTATTCTTATGGAGAAATAAGACCAGAATCACCTGAACTGGTTACACCAGCAACAGTAAATGTTACTATCGACCCACCCCCAGTAATTACTGGAATTGGAACGTTTATGTTCAATGAGGAGGTAGTCGGAGAGCAATCTAGAGTGGTTGGGAGAGTCAAGGATTGGAATGCTACTACTAATAAATTAAAAGTTTCTATTGTTGATGGACGTTTTTATCCAGGTGAAGTTCTAATTGGAGCGTCTTCATCTGCAATATATTCAATTAAAACTTATGAGGATTGGAATGTTTATGATAAATATAATCAAAATCTGAAAATTCAACAAGAAGCGTCAAATATTCTTGATTTTTCTGAATCTAATCCCTTTGGTACTTACTAATGCTTGGTCAATATTACTATCACGAAATAATTAGGAAGACAGTAATTTCTTTTGGAACTCTTTTTAATGAGATTTATATTAAAAAGAAAGATAAAGATGGAAATTATATAAGTGAGATCAAAGTTCCTTTAGCATATGGACCAACCCAAAAGTTTTTAGCGAGAATTGAACAACAACCAGAACTCAATAAACCAATTCAAATTACTCTCCCAAGATTATCATTTGAAATGGTTTCTATTGAGTATGATCCAACAAGAAAAACTGGTGTTACCCAAACCTTCAAAGCACATGATGGTAATAAAATAAAGCAAGTTTATTTACCTGTTCCATATAATATTGGTTTTGAACTTAATTTGCTGTCGAAACAGCAAGACGACGCACTTCAAGTCACAGAACAAATTCTTCCATTTTTCCAACCATCATTCAATCTAACAGTTGATCTAGTAGATTCTATTGGAGAAAAAAGAGATATTCCAATGGTTCTCGATAGTGTAAATTTCACTGATGATTATGAAGGAGATTTTTCGACTAGAAGAGCACTAATCTACACTTTTAGATTTACCGCAAAAACATATCTCTTCGGTCCTATCGCTGATAGCACTGATGGACTTATCCGTAAGGTTCAAGTCGATCTTTATTCTGATACAAATGTCGCCACTGCGAAGAGAGAAATGAGATATACCGTTGTCCCAGATCCAATTGATGCAAATCCTGGCGATGATTTTGGATTTAGTGAAACATTCGATTACTTTGATGATGCACGTACATACAGTGCGCCACAACAACAAGATATTTGAGATGTATAACTTATGCCTAAAAATTTCGATCCCATTGATAAAGCACTCAATTTAGAAATCGACACAAATATAGTTAAATCTGAAGAATCTCTAGTTGAAGTTGAAGTAGGAAAAATTGAAGAAATAATTCCAAAAAACACTAGCACGGAAGATGTTAAGAAAGACTATGAGTACACTAGAGCAAATTTATATTCTTTGATTGAAAAGGGTCAGGAAGCTATAAATGGAATACTGGAACTTGCTGGGGAAGGAGAAAGTCCTAGAGCATATGAAGTTGCTGGACAACTTATAAAAAGTGTTGGTGATGTGACTGATAAATTGATGGATCTCCAGAAGAAATTGAAGGATGTTGAGGAGGAGTCTTCAAAAACAACAAATAATGTGACTAATAATGCTTTATTTGTCGGATCTACTTCCGAACTTTCTAAATTACTTAAACAAGGTTTTCTAAATAATAAAGAGTAACTTTTTCGTTGTGCATAAACTCAAAATCCATAAGACAGTTGAACAAATTGCAAGGAAACATCGAATGGATGTTTCTTTTATACAGAAGCAACTTGAAATGGGGGAGCGTATTGAACATGAGCACACAAAAGATCATGAATTAGCAAGAGATATTGCTCTTCAGCATCTTGATGAGATTCCAGATTATTATACTCGTTTGAAAAAGATGGAATCTAAAGCGAAAAAAGAACATCAAAAATTTACTGATGTAAAAGAAGATTTGAGAAACTGGTTTTCCAAAAAACATCCAGAAGGAAATTGGAAAAGGTATAATACTGAAGGTGAAGCAATCGGACCTTGTGCCCGCGAGCCAGGAGAATCAAAACCAAAGTGCTTATCCAATGAGAAGGCAGCAAAAATGACTAAATCTCAAAGGGCTGCTGCAGTTAGAAGAAAAAGAAAATCTGATCCAGTAGCAAATCGTAAAGGCAAAGGAGGAAAACCAATTATGGTTTCTAATAAAATTGGTGAAGAAGCAGGTATGATTAGATACTGCCCCAAGTGTAGAAAAGATGAGACTAGAGAAGAGTGTAGATATGGTGTGAAATATTGGGATATGTTTTCTCTACCATCAAAGTTATCCTCTGTAGCAATGTCTATGCCTCATTATCACGCAAATAGTCCTCACCCAGCAAACGAATCAAAAGAATCTGATCACGAACATTCAATGATTCGTTCGGAGCTTTCTACGATTGATAGAGCCATTGCAAGAATTCGTAAAAAGGTGAAAGGTGAAGGTGGTGTTGAAGCTTGGGTTCAATCTAAAATTACAAAAGCAGCAGACTACATTGATACTGCAGCAGATTATTTGGATAGTGGTGAGCATAATGTTGGTGAGGGGTATATTGAGGAAAAGAATGTTCCGACTAATCCATCTCTCTGGTCTCGGATGAAATCAAGAGCAAAAGCAAAATTTGATGTTTATCCCAGTGCTTATGCTAATGGTTGGGCAGCAAAAGAATATAAAAAAGCAGGTGGCGGGTGGAAAACTGTAAATGAAGATGTTACACTTCAAGATGCTCAAGGTAATGATTTCATATCTGTAATTGATGTTATTGGACCAGAGCAGATTTACTCTGATTGGAAGAAAGAGATAGGTCTAATTGGAGAAGCAATTGATAAGTCTAAAATGAAATGTAACTCCCCAAAGTCTGACCCCGTAGGAGATTCTCTTACGGGTAAGTCTCACGTCGTAAAAGCTTGTGAGGGTGGGAAAGAAAAACTCATCCGTTTTGGGCAAAGGGGTGTGAAAGGTTCTCCAAAGAAAGAGGGAGAATCAAAAGAATACGCAAGTCGTCGTAAGAGATTTCAAACCAGACACGCAAAGAATATTGCAAAAGGTAAAATGTCCGCTGCCTATTGGGCGAATAAAGTCAAGTGGTGAAACCAATGAAAAGTTTTAAACAGTTTCTATCAGAAAGCATCAATATTGCTGGAGATTTCAATGGAAATCTCTATATGAACGCATCACAACCAGAGACAACAAAAGAATCTTTTCTTGCTGATGTAGTTTGGCAAGGAAAATTATATCGTATGGAAGTTGAAGGTAAAATGATGAATAAGAATGAACTTACCGAACAACTTCAAGGAGAATATCCTGGAGCAATTGTTCATAACATTTATCCATCAACAAATAGTGATATAACTATAAAGAGTTCACAAAGATATAGACCAGAAAGATTATCGTGGGGTGAATGATTAATGGCACAATTTAATAAAAATGAACAGGACTTTCTAAATCAGGAAAGAACTCTTTTTGAAGTAAATATGGTCGCCAATAAAAATGGTGAAGTAGTTACAATTGACAATCCATTTCCAGTTATTTTTCCTCCTATAGCAACCGATGCATTTGGTCGTTTAAGAACTTCTATTCCACTTACATTATTTGATTCATCTCACAGATATAGAGATAATAATCTTTGGAGTAGTTTAGTTGTTGGTACTGGTTCTACAGTAGGATTTGTAACAACACAAGGTTTAGTTAATATTGGAATAGGAACTACTGCAGGATGTTCTGTGATTAGAGAAACCACAAAAGTATTCTCTTATCAACCAGGAAAATCATTACAGGTATTGAATACATTTGTAATGAACCCAGCAAAAACAAATCTTTGTCAAAGAATAGGATACTTTGGTGCAGATAATGGAATGTATCTAGAACTTGATGGAGATACTTTATATTTTGCGGAAAGAAGTTTATCTACTGGAACAACAACAAAAATTTCGCAACATAACTGGAATATTGACACAATGCTTGGTGCAGGGCATCTCAATCCATCTGGTGTTACATTAGATATTTCCAAAGCACAAATTTTGTGGATGGATATTGAATGGTTAGGACTTGGAACAGTAAGAATGGGTTTTGTAATTGATGGAAAATTTATTCATTGTCATTCATTTCATCACGCAAACATAATTGAATCAACTTATATTACAACAGCATCACTTCCAGTAAGATATGAGATTGCCAATACTGGAATAACTACGAGTGTAAGTAATCTCAAACAGGTTTGTTCTACAGTTATTTCAGAAGGTGGTTATGAACTTCGTGGAATACAGCAGGCGGTAGGAATACCAATCACCACACCAAGAACTCTTACAACTGCGGGAACATTTTATCCTATCATTAGTTTGCGTCTCAAAACATCACCAAATTTTTTGGATGCAATTGTAATTCTTACGGCACTTTCAGTAATGCCAATTGCTACAGGTGCTTATAATTGGCAGATTAGAGCATCTGGCACTACTGTGGGAGGAGATTGGGTAAGTGCTGGTGATGATAGTGCTGTGAATTATAACATTACTGGAACTTCTTACACTGGTGGAAGAATACTTGGAAGTGGATTTTTTAGTGCTTCAAATCAAGGAACAACTCAAATTGATATCCTCAAAGAAGCACTATTTAAGTTTCAGTTAGAAAGAAATGGACTAATATCAACACCTTTTGAACTTACTCTTGTTGTTGCTTCAAGTGCTAATAATAATACAGTAGTTGCTTCTATGGACTGGGAAGAGATTAGTAGGTAATTATGGATATCCAAGACATTCAATTGAAGCAAGGTGATGCCTATCTCTCTAATCCAAATCTAAAAAGAGCGAACACTCAGATTCAATATAATGAAGAACAAATTATTGAATTTTTGAAATGTAAGGACGATCCTGTATATTTTGCACGAAACTACATCAAAATCGTATCCCTGGATCATGGTTTGGTTCCTTTTGAAATGTATCCTTTTCAGGAAAAACTTATTACGAGATTTCATCAAAACAGATTTAATATCTGTAAGATGCCTCGTCAGACAGGTAAGTCAACTACTTGCGTATCTTATCTTCTACACTATGCAGTTTTCAATGATAATGTAAATATTGCGATTCTTGCTAACAAAGCATCCACTGCTAGGGATTTGTTACAGCGTTTACAACTTGCTTATGAAAATCTACCAAAGTGGATGCAACAAGGCGTTCTTCAATGGAATAGAGGTTCTCTGGAGTTAGAAAATGGTTCAAAAATTATTGCTGCTTCTACTAGCGCCTCTGCGGTACGCGGTGGCTCTTATAATATTATATTCTTGGACGAATTTGCGTTTATTCCTAATCACATCGCTGACGACTTCTTCGCTTCTGTTTATCCTACTATATCTTCTGGTCAATCCACCAAAGTAATTATTGTTTCCACTCCTCGTGGAATGAATCATTTTTATAGAATGTGGCATGATGCCGAACGAAATAAAAATGAATATGTCCCAACAGAAGTTCATTGGGAGGAGGTTCCTGGAAGGGATGATAAATGGAAAGAGCAGACAATTGCGAACACATCAGAGCAACAGTTTAGAGTTGAGTTTGAATGTGAATTTTTAGGATCGGTTAATACGCTAATTGCTGCATCCAAATTAAGAAATCTTGCTTATGATGATCCAATAAAAAGAAATAAAGGTTTAGACATATATGAACATCCTGTCAAGGATCATAATTATATGATGACCGTTGACGTTGCTAGAGGAATAGGAAATGATTACTCTGCTTTCATAATCACAGACATTACCGAATTTCCTTATAAAATTGTCGGTAAATATAAAAATAATGAAATCAAACCAATGCTATTTCCAGAAATTATAGCAAAGGTAGCGAGAGCCTATAACAATTCTTGGTTATTAGTAGAGGTCAATGATATTGGAGATCAAGTAGCAAATATTCTTCATTATGATTTGGAATATGACAATATTTTGATGTGCTCCCAAAGAGGTAGAGCGGGGCAAATCGTTGGAACTGGATTTAGTGGTAAAAAATCTTATCTAGGAATAAGAATGACTTCTGCGGTAAAGAAGTTGGGTTGTTCCAATTTGAAGACTCTTATAGAAGACGATAAATTGTTCATCAATGATTACGATATCATTAGTGAGTTAACAACATTTATTCAAAAGCATAGTTCATTTGAAGCAGAAGAAGGTTGTAATGATGACCTAGCAATGTGCTTGGTTATTTTCTCCTGGTTGGTTGCACAACCTTATTTCAAGGAGATGACGAATGATGATGTTCGTAAAAGAATATATGTTGAGCAAGAAGAGCAAATAGAAGCAGATATGGCTCCATTTGGATTCGTCTCTGATGGTCTCGAAGAAATGTCCGCATTTGTCGATAAAGATGGTGATAGGTGGTACGCCGATGAATATGGAGATCGATCTTTTATGTGGGATTATATGTAATGGATTTAGATAAAGAATTGGAGGTAGAGCATTTACTATTTTTTGAAAGAAAGTGTAGAGTTTGTGGTAGAGTAAAAAATTTAATTGAAGACTTTTATTTGACTCGTAAAAATAAAAGTTCTTTTCCATCAGCATATTCATATGAGTGTAAAGAATGTACTGTGAGGAGGGTATCAAAATCTAGGAAAAAATTGCCTAGAAAAGTTGAGTGGGAATATCCTGACTGGTAAAGACGTTCACGCATCGTTTCCCCATTCAAAATAGACTTTTTGATAAATATTTCTAGATAATTCTGGATATCACGGAGAATAAAGATGCCTCTAAATTTAGCATCTCCTGGAATTGTAGTAAGAGAAGTTGACTTAACATTTGGAAGAACCACTCCAGCATCTAATAAGATTGGTGCTATCGTCGCTCCTTTTGCGAAAGGACCAGTGGATGTTCCAACTCTTGTTGAGACCGAACAAGATCTTCTTAACAATTTTGGAGAACCATATTCAACTGATAAGCATTATGAGCATTGGCTAACTGCATCTTCGTATCTTTCTTACGGCGGATCTTTAAGAGTCGTAAGAGCAGATGATGCGGATATGAAAAATGCTTATGTTGGTGCAGGAGCCAGCGTAAAAATTAAAAGTTTAGAAAATTATAACCAACTAGGTTATGATGAGAATATTATTCCTGGAAGAACATTTGTAGCACAAAACCCAGGATCTTGGGCAAATGGGATTACAGTTGGAATTATTGATGCTAAAGCGGACCAAATTCTCAGAATGAGCACAACTGGTGTTTCCAGTTTTGTTGCAGCACTCAATAATGTATCTGGAGTTCTGGTTGGTGGAGCAAGCACAATTGGAATTTCTACAGCATCAATTACTGTTGGACAAGAAATTCGTTGCGATATTTCTGGCGTTCTTTCCCCAGGAACTACAGTTTCTTCAATTGGTGTAGGAATCGTTACGATTTCAAGTGCATCTCTACAACTAGTAGATGTATCATCAACGTTTGATATTGGAACTACATCAGTGGTTGCAGCTGCACCTGCGGTTGGATATGGAGTTACACAAAGTCTCTACGGTAAAGTTGACCCTGGCGTAGGAAGTACATCGATTCTCACTGGATATCTGAAAGGTATTATTACCGAAGTAAATTCTGGAAGTGTTGGTGTAAAAGTACTAAGTTACGTTACTGCTAGTGGTACAGAGTCCGATATTGATTATCAACCATCTGGCGTATATCTCTTCGATGATACTGAAGTTTCTCTTCACAATCAATCAAATGTTGCTTACGGAACAACTACCGTAACTGATGCGGACGACTGGTTCGATGAGCAGTCTCTCGGAATTACCACATCATCAACTATCCTCTGGAACTCAATTGTAGAAAGACCTTCCACCACTTCATTTGCTGCTGCAAGAGATTCTAGATTTGACGAAATTCACGTTGTAATTGTAGACACTGAAGGTAAGATTACTGGAAATGCTGGAACCATTCTGGAGAAGTGGACTTCACTTTCTAAAGCAAAAGATGCAGTATTCTCTGTAGGAAGCCCCTCTTACTGGAGAAAGTTCCTCGCAGCAAATTCCAGATATGTATTTGGTGGGGATCAACCCGCAGGAATTACTTCAACTGGATTCAATGCAAATGAGTTTGAATCATCAACAGATAATGCTTGGAATCAAAATGCAGAGGGAATCATCTTTGGTGGTATTGGATCCCAATCTTTGGTTCTACAGAGTGGACTAAACTACAACGGTCAAACTGGATTAACTACAACAGGTTCACTTACTGCAACTCTTGCAGAAATTTCAGATGGATATGATCTTTTTGAAAATACTGATAATTTCCAGATTGATTTCTTACTTATGGGATCTGCAAATTATCTGAAAGAAAATGCACAAGCACTCGCTAATAAACTGATTTCTGTTGCCGAAATTAGAAAAGATGCTGTAGCGTTTATCTCACCATATAGAGGAGCATTTATTTCAGATGCTAACGTTGGTTCTGTAACTGTAAATTCAGACGCAGAAATTACAGATGAAGTAATTAGTTTCTTCTCACCAATTTCATCTTCATCTTATGCAATTTTTGATAGTGGTTACAAATACATGTATGATAGATTCTCCGATACATTTAGATATGTCCCACTGAATGGAGATATTGCGGGTACTTGTGCTAGAACTGATATCAATCAGTTCCCCTGGTTCTCACCCGCAGGTACTGCTAGAGGTGCAATCCTAAACGCAGTAAAACTTGCATATAACCCATCCAAGTCACAAAGAGATCGTCTGTACTCAAATAGGGTCAACCCAGTAATCTTCTCACCAGGTGCTGGAATCATTCTTTTTGGCGATAAGACTGGTCTTGCTAGAGCATCTGCATTCGACAGAATCAATGTTCGCCGCCTCTTCATCTATCTTGAAAATACTATTGCAAATGCGTCTAAGGACGTTCTCTTCGAATTCAACGATGAAATTACTCGTACCAACTTTGTAAATACAATTGAACCATTCCTTCGTGATGTACAAGCAAAGAGAGGTATTCAGGATTACATCGTAATCTGCGATGAGACCA